TTTACAGGATAATCAAATCATACGGTACGATTCGTTAAGCGGTAAATGGCTGAACGAAGACTTAGAAGCCTTGCCTGCTGGAGGCACTACGGGTCAGGCGCTTGTAAAGGCGAGCGGCACGGATTACGATGTTCAGTGGGCTGACATTGCGATCGACGTGCAGTATCATCAGCGGTACGATACGGAAGCGGGCACGCTACGTACAGGCGCTACGGAAACGGTCGAGCTGTACTATACGGCGCAGGCGGACGGCGACGGCTTAAGCGAGTCGGCATCGAGCGACACGCCCACCAGCGGTTACGATATTCGGCGGAAGTTGTGGTACGCTGAGAAGGCGCAGGCCGACCCCGACACCTCAGCCGACTGGACGCAGTTTACAGCCATTGCCGATAATACGACATTCAACAACGCAAAGGCGGCTTTGCTTGCTTACCTGAAGGAACGCACGGGCGGGACGGTTCCGATTAGTTTGAAAATGACGTGGGAGGAGGTGAGCCAAACGGCGTACTTGCTTGACCAATCTTATGGCAGCGGTGCGGAAGCGGCATACTCAACGCGGCAACTTCGAAACGCGGCTACGGATTGTATGGTTATCCGCAGGGCTTCGGATTCGACGACTACCACGATAGGCTTTGACTCAAACGGCAACATCGACGAGAGCGCGATAGAAACGTTCTGCACGGGTACGACGTGCACGGTGTATCAATGGCGGGACCAAAGCGGAAACGGAAATCACGCGACGGCGGCGGCACAAACTAACGAACCCACGATTTACACGGGTGGCGCGTTGGTAAAGGAGAACGGGAATGTGGCGATAGATTTTGACGGCACGGATGACTTTTTTGATATGGGCGCAGTGATTACCAATCAGGATATTGTGTTATCTGTGGTTTGTCAATACACAAAAAACGGAAGCAATGAAGGATTATGGAGTGCAATGGATGCTTCCAATGATGGATATGAATTTAGATTTGATGACGCGACCACGGTAAGATTTGCAATTAACTCAAGCGACGCAACAGCTGCGATACCGCTCGAAACGCAATTTCTGTTATTTTCATATTACGACGGTAGCAACCGAGGTATAAGCATTGATGGAACTTTAAGCACTACCACCACAACGCAGGCGATAAACGTAACGAGCAATACGTTTATTGGTAAACGAAATACAGCCGCTGCCGAATCGTTCAGCGGCACATTTCAAGAGGTTATTCTTTACAATAGTGACGCCCGAATATCCGACCGCACCTCCATCGAAGAAAACATCGGCGACTACTTCACCCAAAACACGCCACTACTCGACACGTACTCAGGGGCGGCGGCTGCTTATTCCTTGCGGCTTTTGGACTCTAGCTATGTTGGTTCAGCGGTAGAGGTTTACAACGGCTCGAGTTATGCGGACATCGGGTTTAACGTATTCGGCGAGTTGGATACGGTTGCACTTGCTACGCATTGCGGAAGTAACGACGGGTTCGTATCGAAGTGGTACGACCAATCGGGAAACAGCAACGACGCGACGCAAGGAGGGACGGCGAATATGCCGAAGATTTACGACGGGGCAACAACGAGCGTGGTGACGCAGAACGGAAAAGCGGCATTAGATTTTGATTCTACAGATAGATTAGAATTGAGTACGTTAAGCATAACAAGCGGAACGGCATTAAGTTATTTTTGGTCTATGAATCCAACAGGAGGCACAAGTTTTCGTTGGATATTCCATTCGCAAGAAACGGATTATTTTGTACCAATCGCAGACGACGGAAGCACAGGCACAAAATATGATGGCTTTACAAATGGTAGTTTTTTTGCAGATGGTCAGTCGGTAACAATCAACAACAGGAACGACGTCTATGACACTTATAGTAATGCCTTCCGTCTTGGTGCGTTAATTGGCGAAACAACTGTAAACGTAACATCTAGCAGAATTGGAACGCGCTCAGCAGGTTCATTCGGTATTGATGGCATTTTGAGTGAGTTTATTTTATATGATTCTAACAAATCCGCCGACCGCACGAACATCGAGGACAATATCAACACCTTCTACAACATCTACTGATGAACGGATATATCATAGTTCTACCAACCGCCACGCAGACAAGCGAAGCACGGGCAAAGCAAATCACGCGAGAACTCTACAACATCTCGCGTCCCGTACTCATTCAGGCAGAAGGCGAAAAGGCGTCCACCGTATTTGGAATCGTTACGCACCCCGACGGAATCCAAAACGCTTTGCAGGTGGATACGGATTACCTCATCCACGTACACGAAGCGGCGACGCTCGAAAAGCTCACAGCGTGCTTTCCTGAACTCACCAATGATGAACGGTTCCAACTCAGCGCATACGTGCAGACCAATCACCGTTTTCCGTTTGGGCATATCATTCCAAGCACGACGACGGTGCGCGATTACGACTATATGAAAGCAGCGGGCTGGTTTACCGATGAAGAAATCTGATGGCAAAGAAACAGGCAGAACACAAAAAGGTGGAACGGTTTGTATCGCGGCCCAACGTCCACGCTAAAACCAAAACAAGCAAGCTGAAAAGGTCGAAGAATTACAAGAAACCGTACAAAGGTCAAGGACGATGAAAGTGGTAAAAGTTTTTGCGTTGCTGGCCTTGGCGCTTGTAGCCGTGCCAATCGGGTTTGTGTACGGCATCGTGGTCGCCATCGTTCACGTCATCACGTACCCACGGACGGCAGGGCGCGAGATGTACGAAGCCTTTCGACAACTGAGCAAAATCGTAAGCGTCATGGCGGCGGAAATGCTTAACGCGGTCTTGATCCACAAAAGCGGCATCGCCTTTGGAACGCATACCGTAAGCGCGACGCTGGGCGCCAACTACCGAGAAAGCACGCTGAAGCCGCTGGGCGAATGGTTACGCGCTACGCTTGACAGTATCGAAGCAAGGCACTGCACGACGGCAGCAGAACGCGCGGGTATTTGATGAATCAAAAATTGACTAAATTGCAGCCATGAAGGTAACAATTCAAAAAGCGTGCAAGCTACACGGGAACAACTGGAAGAAAGGCGACACGCCAACAGTTACGACCGCTTTTGCTCAAGAGCTGAAGAAAAAAGGCTACTTAGACGCGCCAAAGAAAAAGACCGACGAAGAATCTAACGACATAACAGAAGAATAAAATGGCCATTTTTAACGGTACAGAATTGGGTGTGTATATCGACAGCACGTTGATTGCAGCCGCCACCGATTGCTCATTATCCTTGAGCATGGAAACAATTGACATCACAACCAAAGACAGCGCCGGATGGCGTGAGCTTTTGGCCGGTACGCGTTCCGGTTCCATCAGTTGCAGCGGTTTGATTGATTACACCGATGCGTCAAACAAAGACACCACCGACTTGTTTGTGGCTTTTGAAAACCGCACGGCTTTGTCTTTGACGTTTGAAAAAGCAAACGAAGTGACGGGTGATTTGTCATTTGCTTGCACGGGTTTCTTGACCAGCTTGGAGCAGTCAGGCGGCACCGAGGACACTGCGACGTACAGCGCCACTTTTGAAATCAGCGGCGTAATTACCGACACTGCAGCTTCATGATAGAAGTAAACGGCACGGATTATCCAGTGCGCTATTCTATGAAGGCGCTGAAAAAGTTTGAACGCAAAGCCAAGGTAAACGTGTTCAGCTTATCGGACCCGTCGAAACTCAGCGCCGAGGCGTGCGCTTACCTTTGCTTCGTAGGCGTCGAATGCGGCTGCGATTTTGAAGGCGTGGAGTTTACGATGGAGCTTGCAGAATTTGAAGAGCATATTACGCTGGCTCACGTCACGCAGTGCTTCGATGTTCTCGGCGAGTACAGCGACCAAAAAAAAAGATAGACGGCACGGACGAGCCGGTAGGCTGGGCCGAAATAATACGGATGGGGATGGGCGTACTGCGTCTATCCCCTTCTGCGTTTTGGTCCATGACCTTCGCAGAAATAAGCCTCGCACTTGACGGCAACAGAGAGGTAGAGGAATACCGCGAGCGTGCCGAGTGGGAGCGCGTGCGGTGGCTCGGTGCTATGATGTTCCAACCGCACCTAAAAAAAGGCCGTAAATTAGCCCCAAAGGATTTGATGCAGTTTCCGTGGGAGCGGCCTGAGAAGAACCGGCACAACCTTACTAAAGAGGAATTAAAGCAGCGAATTTTAGAGCGTGACCAATGGCGAAACTAAATGACTTAATAGTAACGATAGGCGCAAAAACGCGGAAGTTTGATTACGCGCTAGGCCAGTCGATGCGTAAGATGCAGAGCTTTGGCAAAAGCACCAAGCAGCTTGGTCAAAGTATGTCGCGCTCGCTTACGATGCCAATCGCTGCGCTGGGTGCCGCTGCTATCAAATCGGCGGCGGACCTCGAAACGATGGAAACCAGCTTCATCAGCTTGACGGGAGGCGCGAAGCAGGCGGCCGATATGATGCGCAACCTGAACGACTTTACTGCAAAGACACCTTTTCAAATCGAAGCCGTAGCGAAGTCAGCGCGGCAACTTATCGCATCGGGTTCGGGCATTGATGAGGTCAACACTCAACTGCAATTCCTTGGCGACATAGCTGCGACCAGCGGCCAACCAATCGACGAGATAGCTGCCATCTTTGCCAAGGTCAACGCGAAAGGTAAGGTTGAGTTGGAGAACCTCAACCAATTAGCAGAACGCGGCATTCCGATTTTTACAGCGTTATCAGAGGCGACTGGATTACCAGCCGACAAACTCGGCGCCGGTGCCGTAAGCGTAGAGCAGTTTAATGAAGTGCTTAAAAGCTTTGCGACAGAGGGCGGTTTTGCTGCCGGCGCTATGGAACGCCTAAGCCAAACGGCAGCGGGTAAGTTCAGCACGGCGCTAGATAATTTAAAGTTAGCAGGCGCATCACTTGCAGAGAGCTTGATGCCGGTGCTTAAGGATATGCTCGACAAGTTTACCGGACTGATGCAAACCATCACGCGCTTATCACCGGAAACAAAAAAGTACGTTTTGATTGCGGCAGGAAT